AGCGCTTTAAAAAGGCGCGGATGTACACCGAGTCTCACTACAAGAAGACTTGGGCTAATGCATTTAAGTCTTACAACGGCATTAGAACAATACGAGGATACGCAGGGCAAGCTGATGAGTTTGTGCCTGAAACCTTCTCCATCGTAGAAGCTCTTGTATCCTCATACGTTAAAACAAAGCCGCGGTTTAAGTATTGGCCACTACACGAAGAACAAGAACAAAGCGTTGAAGCCCTTAACGGTCTAGTCAACTATTACTGGTCTATTAATAACATGACCGATAAGATGATCAGCTGGATTAAGGATATGGCCCTATACGGTACAGGTGTTTTGGCCTTTAGTTGGCTAAAAGATCGCCCACTTATCCAAAATATCCCACTAAACGATTTCTTTGTTGACCCAGCTGCCCGCCATATCAACAACCCAGAAGAGCCTGGCTACCCACGTTATGCAGGATATCGCTATCTTACAAGCCTAGAGCAGCTCAAATCCCAAATGGAGGTAGACGTAGAGACCGGTAAGGTAGAGAATAAGTACAAAAACCTCGACAAGGTAGTCTCCGGAACTGATAGCGAGGAGATGGACAAGGACATCAAGGAGATGTTGATCGGATCTACTTACGGTAAAGACGCCATCAGCGAGCAAGTAGAGGTTATCGACTACTGGACTGAGAAGAAGCACGTGATGGTAGCTAATCGTAGCGTTGTTATCTTAGAAGAGGATAACCCCTACGCCCGAAAAGAGTCTACAAAAGAGCTGCCGATGGATCTAGACGGCGAGATTATCCCAATGAAGGTGAAAATCCCCGCTATTAAAGGCTTTCTACCATTCGCAGTAGCCCGTAACTACGTTGATACGAGCCTATTCTACGGTAAGGGTATTGCTGAGGTTATTCTCAAGACCCAGGAGCTACTCAACGACACAGCGAGCCAGAAACGCGACAATATCGCTTACGTGTTGAACAATATGTGGCAAATTGAGCCCCGCTATCAACACCTAGCTGAGCGTATCCAGTCCGCACCAGGTGCTATCTTCCCGATCCCTAAGGGCGCACTTACTCCAATTGAGAAGAATGATATTAGCCCAGCCGCTGACGCCGAGATTAGCCGTCTTACTCAGCAAATGCGCACTGCAGTAGCCGCTGATGCAGCCGTCCAGGGTATTAGCCAGCGTTATAGCCGTACTACAGCTACCGAGATTTCGAACCAGATGGAGCAATCAGACGCTCGTACAAACGTTAAGATGCAGTCGCTAGAGGATGGCGGCCTATCTCAGGTAGGCTCAATTCTGTTTAAGATGATTCAGCTATTCGTTAAAGAGGAAACTCCGGTACGAATGACCGACCATAACCAGATTACTTGGCAAGTCTATAGTCCAGATGTTTACTTTGGTGAATATCAACCAAAGGTCGTACTCGAAAGTACTGCAGATGCCGAGATTGCAATGCTCAGCCAAGCAATGCAAACGGCCGCTCAGTTCAGTCTCCAGAATCCTCTCGTTAACCAGGAAGCATTCCTACGTAATATGTACAAGACTCTCTTTAGTAAGTACATGACCGAGGATGATATTAACGAAATGCTTACTGTGCCGCAACCAATGATGGGCCCCGATGGCCAACCAGTTGATCCAAGCCTGGTACAAAGCGGCGCATCACTTGCCCCAGGCGCTGAAGAGTACCTGCTAGGCGGCGGAACGACACAAGGAGGCGGAGACTCATTCAATAAGCGGGCCCAAACCGGCAACCAAGGCGGCGGCGGAGCCAATAGTAACGATAACAACATTAGACGGGTACGGAGTGAACAAGTATCTACCCGCTTGCGGTAGTACTTGTGCGCAGCCAAGCCAGTACTCGATTGAGGTAGCAAATGGAAGAGAGCAACAAATGGGAGAAGATCGCTCATCAATGGGAGCAATTCTCCAAAACAGAAGCCTATAAGGAGCTAATGAGTTACATCGATCTACAAAAGGATGTAAATTCTACATTAGCTGCCGGGCCTATTGAAATTTATAAGGAAGTGCCAACCGTTGACGGAAAGACAACGCAGCAACTCGAGTTTGAGCCCGAGAAGCTGGCGTATCTTTTACAACGCAATGTAGGTCTCGATACGATACGTCTTTACATTGAAGGATTTAGTATCCAGTAGCTTCCACAACATTGTAAGATTTACAGCGTAGGAGGGCTTTCGCCCCTGTGCCCTCCTACATCCGCCTTAAACAGGGGTATAGATAGATGAACTAATAGGAGTACACTAGAATGGAAGATTCCCTTACCGGAAATAACGACGCTAGCCTCGATCAAGAGTCTACTAGCGTTAACGAGCCGGCGGATATCTCTAGCGATACTACCTCTCAAGCTCCAGTAGAGCAAGATGTAGTAGCTGAGCCCGCCCAAGAAAGCGAGCCAGTAGACAACGGGCTGAGTAAATTCGCGAAGGCGCAAGGCTTTGATCTTGATAACGCTAGCGAGGATACGAAACGAGCCCTTAAAATTGCTCTGGACAACCAGCGCTCATTCCGTAGCGCAAAACAACTAGCAGATACCAGCGAACCTACTGACGACTTGCGCGCAGAGGTTGCTAACCTGAAATACGAGCGACAGGTTGAGCGATTCTTTGGCGAGCAAGGACGTGACCGCAATCTCGAAGCGGTAATGTATGACATCGTAAAGGATAAAGCTGCTAAATACGGCGTAGAATATGCAAATAACCTACGACACGACCTCGACACTCTGTATGATTTAGCCGTGCTTAAGTCGAGCAAGAACACCTCAAATGTAGATCCGGAGCAAATCCGCCGAGAGGAAAGGGAGTCTATCAATCAACAACTCCAGCAGGGCGCACAAGCCCATGCTACTGATAATTCAGCGGACAATGAGTCTCTCGAGTACTTACTAGCCAACTACGATGGCTCTCCTGAGATGGCCGCAAAAATAGACAAACTAATGAACTAGGAGAAATATAACTCATGGCAAACCGAGTTACCCCAACAATCGGCCAGGGTGCAAAAGACATCTCTGGCGGCGGGGCTTCCAAGGCGTTTATTCCGCAAATCTGGAGCCCAGAAGTTGAGAAGAACTACACTGACAACTACGTTGTCTTCGACTTTATCGATAAGACAAACCTTGGCGATGGTGTCCACATGGGCGATGTCGTTCACGTCCCCTTCATGAAGGAGATCACCGACAGCACCGCCACCAACACTACCGTTGAAAGCGCATCGGCTATTGACGCTGTTGACGTATCGACCGTTGACGTGTTGGTTGACCGCTACCTGCGTAAGGCGGTTGGTGTCCAGGATGTAGCCGCTACTCAAAGTAAATACGAATACCGCGCACTCTACACTGAGCGCCTTGGTCGCTGGATCGCCCGCGCACACGATGAGGAAGCTATCAAGAAAGCTATCGCTGCATTTACAGCTAGCAAGATTGCCGCTAGCGGTGCAGATGGCCACTTGAGCTACAAAGACATCGTCGCTGCGATGGCTCAGCTTGACGCTAACAACATCCCAGAGGATGGTCGTGGTATTTTCCTCAACGGTTACGCACGTGCTGACCTCCGCAACATTCCCGAGTTTACCTCTTACAAGGAAACTGGTGAGGCTGGTCTTGTCAAGAATAAGGGCTATGTTGGCCACTTCTTCGGCACCCCAGTGTACATCACCAACGCTTTGACAACTGATGCGGTTGGCGGCAAGCGCACGAGCCAGATCATCGTCATGCACAAGACTGCCCTTAAGGGTGTTGCCCAGATGGCTAAGACCGAAGGTGACCGCGACAAGCTCGCTGGCGTTGACTACGTTGTTGCATCGACCCTGTTCGGTGTCGGCGCAGTTCGCCCAGAAGCCGGTGTGATCATCGAGCGCAAAGTTACTAAGGAATAGTAACTAGACCCTAAGCCTCCTCCCGAGCGGAGGGGGCTTATTTTAAGATAAGGAGATAATAATGCTAAAAGATGAGACTGTAGATAAACTAGAAGAATCCGGCTTTAGGATCGACTGTACCATTGATGGAATCTATATATATAGTGGCGACAAGTTAGCCGGGGTGGTATTCCTAGATCACCCTAGTAATTCATGGATCGGCGGCGAATTGATTCGCACGATATGGAACTTAGGAGATAACGCACTGACTCCGATATTCGAGTTGATAGCATTCAAGCAGAGTCGAGGGTATATGCCTGACCTGTTTATTTTAAAGACTGATGCGGGGTTTGTTAAGCGCGGTGAGTCTCTAGGGTTTACACGGTCCGAACCGACGCTATTCACTAAAAGCCAACTAGACAGAGTACGTCTGCGCGTAGCTGCGCTTAATCCTGTAACGCATAAGGTGAATTAACTATGACAAAATGGGTAAACAATAGCGCGTGGAACGCGTTACTTGCAAAAATAAACACTGCAAATAAAGTATTAATCCTCCCCTCTTACACGAATGACTACAACACCGCTAATAGCCAAAAGCTCGGCGAGGGATCATATTCTACGTCGTCGCAAACATTCCCGACGGCTGGCGAGCGAGTAGTCACTCTTAACCCGGCTAATAACCTCAGTGTCACAAAAACCGGTACGGCCACTCATGTTGCATACGTAAACGGCACTGAGATGCTATTTGTAACCGACATTGCAGGGCAGGCGGTGACTCAAGGTGGCACGGCTAACCTCACCGGAGTACAGCTGAAGGCAGAGGATATTTAACATGAACGGCAGTCTCGCATCAACAACATTAAAGACTGTCTTGCCGGCAGGGCAAAAAACGATAGAGATAGATCCAGATGATTTTAGGAGTTTTGGTGAGGCTGATTATTTTGGGTACTACATCACACTCGCACCCGCGGACAAATTCCCTACACTCGCCAACTGCGAAATAGTATATGTATCACGCCACGAGAGCAATACGCTCATCGTCGAGCGCGGCATGCGGGGCACGGCGTCAAAGACCTTTTCCGTTGGATCGCTACTTTATCGCGGAATGTATCGTGAGAACGGTGCAAATGTTGGCGACATATTCATGACTATGAGGGCAACTCCAACACCTGGGCGACTATTCATGAATGGCGCAGACGGTTATCGAGTAGAGCAATATCCTATACTCGCAGCACTTGTTGAGCAGTACCTATCGTACGGCGAAAGGACAGGCCCTAATACGTTTAAGTTGGCCGACTTAAGAGGTAGATTCCCTTACGGCGCACCAATAGGCGGCTCAGTGGGGCAGCGCGGGGGAAGTGCTGAAATAAACTTAGCCCCCAACAACTACCAAACCAATACATGGATGAGCCAAAAGATGAGTCCGACAACCAGCCTGTCTGGAGCGGTAAACGCTGGTAACCAGTGGGGTTTTCACCTACATACAAAAACGGATAACCCAAACGATAGTTCAGCTAACGTTCCAGTCAAACACCTACCGCCATACTTTAGTGTGAACTATGAAGTAGTAGCGGGGTAGCCTATGCGGTTTTTTGCCGATAGATTCCCTAATCTGTCACCATTTTACAAAGAGCACTGGGAGAACGGTAAGTACTACGCCGAGAACGATGAGATAGTCCTAAAATCAGACTCATTTGCCGACCACTATTTAGGGCTTAAAGGCTTTCAGGGTGAGGATAACGTAGAGCTATTAATACGCGCCAAGTTCGAATACAGCATCCATAAGCAGGGACTCATGATGGTGCGCGGGTCGAGCTTTATAGACCCCAACACAAGGCAACGAGTGGCAACAGGATATGTATTGTCTGTATACCACAAAAATGGCTCGCAGCGCCTACGGCTAGATGACAATATCGAACGCGGCCTCGAAGTGTACAGTGACAAAACCCTTAGGGCCGACGTATGGACATGGTTCAGGTTTAGAGCTGAGGGAACATGGCTAAGAGCTAAGGCCTGGGAAGATGGCACTAGCGAGCCCACCGGCTGGGATATAGCAGTATCTCAGAGTAGGTGGGAATATAACTCGATAGGGGCGAACGGATTGAGCATGGCGTCCGGTGGAGTGGTGCGGGTTAATGTCGTATCCGCAAGTACGCTACCATTGCCACCAGCTGTTGCTAGTGACTTTAGCCCGCGCCCGTCGCCGTATACGCTAACCAGCGACTTTGCAACTGGTGCGCCAATGGGCGGATTCCCTGCCGGTGGTGCATATATAAACCCCAAGCCCAAAGTTTATAGCCTTGCTGGTAGCAAGTCAACTGAGCGTCTAACGATTAAGCCTCCAACCTTAACCGGCAATGGCCCAAAGTACAGTCTTAAAGGTAGGCGCGGCTGGGTGCATCTTGTATTCAAGAAACAACCAACACTTACCTATACGCCGCCCAAGCCAGGTGAATTACGCCCTGCACAGGTTGTAGAACGTCTAGCAATTAGACCTCCTACGTTGTCCCACACGGGCCCCGTATTCACCCTTAGACCGCCTAGAATTGCTGAGAGGATAAATATATCATCTCCGACTCTAACGGCTCATACAGCGTCTCTCCTGCAGCCTGAGGGGGTATTACTAAGGGTCGGTATTAGCAGTCCGAGTGTTATATTTATACCAAAGCCCGAGGTACTAGAGTTAAAACCTCTACCGATAACTTTGCGGCTAACAATAACGCGGACTAATAACTTATTGGATCCAAGTGTATATAACATTGAATACAAACAATATAAGCCTGATTATGTAGGAATAAAAGCATATGAAGGCGGAACATTGAACACTGATCGATACCGCCCCGACACAATAGAAACGGGCAAGATCGATAGTATCGAACTAAATACAAACAGATATAAGCAAATAGTAATTAAATAGAAAGGATTTAAAATGTCAAATTCATTAAGCCGCTTTAGCCCAACAGCTACCTGGGACTCGCTCCCGGAGGGAAGCCTTGGGTTGGCTCTCGTACCTAGCGGTGGCGCATACACAGTAGAGGCTACCAGATCGGCGGGCGGGGCGTCCGTACCTAAACTCGGCGAGAGCGATAGCGCCTGGGTAGAACAGTCCACCTCTAAGGGTAAGTGGCTATACCGCCGGTATAACGGGATACTCCTGCTGAAGCCAGATGGCCCATACAGTCAGACACCGACCCTTACTCAGGGCAATAATGTCGTATTCAACATTCCAGCCCCATATCGCGATGGTATTCAGGCAACTGTAGCCCCGATATTTAAAAATATAGGCAACGAGCTGTCGAACGATGGTTCGTATATCAAGATTGATCCGGGCGGGAATGTGACCCTCAACGCAAAAGCTGCCGCCCTATACGTTGTCCCAACCGTGATCGTTCCTACCGGACTCTAGGAGCTTAAATGACACTCGCCGATTTACGAAAGCGGGTGATGATAGATAAGCTGGACGACGAAGACTACGAACCAGAAATCATTGACAACTTTTTGAATGACGCCCAGCGGGATATATTCAACCAATTTGAACTACCATTTATGGAAAAGATCTTTATTGGCGATGTACCCGCTGGCACGTCTATCATTAAGCTGCCAGATGACGTTAGCCGGGTAGAGATGCATGCAATGAGCGGTGTACCTAACTTCTTTCAAATGAAGCGAGAGTATCGCGACTTCTTTATGCGATTTGCAGATGCGATGAACAACAAACCGCATGCGCCCTACTACTGGACTGAATACGCCGGCAATATTCTATTAGACGCCCCAACCGATAAAGAATACAAACTATACACGTATTACTACAAGAAGCCAAATATAATGGCCCAAGATACCGATAGGCCCGATATCCCTGAAGAGTTTACCGAGCTACTCATTCTTGGTGCACTCCGTCGTGTGCATGACCGTAACGAAGATATGGATCTATCTACTCAAGTGGAGAACCAGTACCAAGCTCAATTACAAGAGATGGTCACCCGCTTTGGTATGCGCGATGCATTTGGCCCTGTTAAGATGCGTAATTTACAAATATAGGAGGATGAATGGCGCAGCAAGTTAAAATTGCTACCCAACTAAATCTAGGAGGTATCGACCTTGTTACGCCAGTCGACCTTCTCCAGGAGGGCAAGAGTCCTTTTAGTAAGAACTTCCGCCTCCAAGCCCAGCAAAAGGATTCCCGCCGCGTGGCCG